CTCCGGACGGATAGTCGACCTCGGTCAGATCAAGCACGGCGCTGATTCGCGCACCGCTGAACTCTTTGGAAAGACTTGTCGTGTCGGTCACGGTTTGAGCGAGCAGATAAAAGTCGTCGGCGCAAGTGACGCTGACGGTGTCGTCGCCGTCGAGACCGAAGTTGTAGTCGTAGTTGATGATTCGGCCGACGAACAGAAGCTCAGCTTCACGATAAAGACGGACCAGGCGCATCGGCGCAAGACCAGGTTTGACGTTGTCTGGGTCGTAATACGGCGAGTCGCTGGCGAACGGGTTGAACACGCCGCCAGCCGCGGTGTCGTCGAGCAGGAACGTCATGGTGCCGGCGCCGAACTGATCTTTGACGTCTCGCCGGCCTCGTTTGATTCGGATGCCTTTGGCGCCGTCGGTGACGTCTGCGAAGTCGGTGAGGCCGTCCAAAACGAACGTGGTGCCGTCTAGAACGCCGCGTACCGCGTCATCGAGCCGGAACCCTCTGACGGGTGCGCCGGTGTCGATTTCGAGCGTGTAATCGCCGGACTGGACGACGGTAGCGGTCACAGCCTGGTGACTCCGATTTGGGCTGAGCCGCTAGTGCGGTTGTAGTTACGGATCGCGGTGACCACGGCTTCGCCGACTTCTTGGGTCGGGTTGATCGTGGACACGTTCACGGTGACGTTCTGGACTGCGCCGGACGGTGCTCGAGTAATGCTGGAGACCGGCGTGATCGTGGTGGTCGACACGGGTTCGGCGCCGAGAAAGCGCAGCTCGTCTCGCGAAGGAACATAGGTCGATGGCGTCACGCCTGCGCTGACCTGCTTCACCTTGTTGAAAGCATCAAGGACGCGGAGCGCTGACGCGTAGGCGGCATCGAGGTCGCCGGTGTCGATCTTGATCTTGAGCTCGTCAGCGAATGCCAAGGTGAGCAAGCCGTGCGCGTTGAGCGTTTCGATGATTGCGCGGGTGAGATCTCGTTCTGCTTGTTCCAGTTCGCGAACATTGCCGGACGATTCGGCGATGACTTCGTTGTAGTTGTCGAACTCAGTGCGAAGCGCCTCAATGTCGTCCTCGACGTCGAGCACTTCAAGCATTCGCATCAGCTCAGGGTTGAGTTTTTTGACGTTGTCATAGACAGCGTTGACGGAACGCGCCAGATCGTCTTGGGCGCTAGCTGCGCTGTCCGAAGTGTCCTCAAGATCCTCAAGGCCGGTGGATGCTTCGCGAACGCTGGCGTACATGTCGCCGGCTTGCTTGCGGGCCTCGTCGACGCTGGGCGTGAAGTTTTCTTGAATCTCGTCACCGACGATGCCGAGTTTCTTGGCGAGCCAGCCGACAGCGTCAGCTGCCGCTTTCAGAGGCGCTAGAAGCGCCTTCACGATGTTTCGGACAGTCTCGAAGCGGCGGTACAGGAGCACCAGACCGGCTACGAGGGCCGCTACAGCGACGACAACAAGGCCGATGGGGTTAGCGGTCAGGGCCGCGTTGAACGCCCATTGAGCGGCTGTGGCAATGGCTTGAGCTGCGGCCCAGGCCTTCATAGCGAAGTTGGCAACGACAATGGCGGCGGACAGGCCACCGATCGCCGCGGCCAAAGCGATGATGATTTCGGTGTTCTGGCTGGCCCAATCCGCGAACTTGATGACAATGGGCAGGAGCGCTTCGACGGCGGGAAGGAGCGCCATACCGATCGACTCGGATGCCTGGCTGAAAGCCACTTTCATCTTGTCGGTCGAGTTAGCGGTTGCGGCCGCGGTGCCGCCGACCTGGTTCTCGATCTCCTCGAGGATCATGGTCTGCGCCTCAAGGACGTTGCCGGACTCGACCAGAGTGCGGATCTGGTCCTGCTGGGCCTTTGTGAACTGGATGCCCGAACGGCGGAGCGCGGTCAGGCCGGCGATCGGGTCGTTGAGTGCTTTACCGAGCTGCTTGGCGTTGTCGGTGACAGATCCAAAGCCGGCGGACGCCATGTCGAGGGTGAGCTGCGTGGCGCGATCGAATGCGCCTCCAACCTCGTCGGCGCTCGAGGCGATGTCCTTGAACGTGAGCAGTAGCGCCTGGGACTCTTTGATCGTGTTTTGGTTGACGCCGGTGAGGCGCGCCTGTTCGTTAGCCAGATCGACGAGCCGGCCGGTGACTTTCTCGGTTTCCTCGCCGAACAGCCCCATCGAGGTCGCAATCTGCTCGATGCGGGCGTTAGCGGTCGCGGCCTGCTCACCAGCGGCCACCATCTTTGCGCCGGCCACAGCAAGGCCACCGAGCGCAGCTGTGGCAGGTACGAACGCTTTCTTGAGAGCGAAGCCGACTTTCTGTGACGTCTTTTCGAGTTTCTGGAACTCGCGTTGTGCTTTCTTCAGGCCAGCGTTGTTGAACTCGCTGACGATGGGGATCTGGATGGCCATCTAGCGGAGCTCCTTGCTGATCGTCTTCATGAGGTCGTCGACGGCTTTCTCGACGTTGGCTTCAAGTGTGTCACGTTTCTCAAGCACGGCGGGCCACAATGCTCGCATTGGGTCACCGAAACGGCTGAGCATTTTGATGAAGCCGGCCGAGTTACCGGAACCGTTGTCGCGGGTTGGACCGCTTCCGCGCGTCTTTTTGCCGGCGGTGCTGAAGATCACGCCGGCCCCGTTGCTGTTGGTCAAAAACAAGCCAGCAATCTGGTCCTGGCGTGCGCTGGTCTTGATGCGGATCTTGACGCCGCGTTGCGCGGTGGTTTGCTTGTAGCTCAGTCCTCGAGGGAAGTTCGCGGCGTTGCTGACTCGATCGGTTGACGGATACAGCCGGCGAGCGAATGGAATGATGTCCTTGCCGACAGTTTCTTTCATCTGTTTGTCGACTTGGCGTCGGAGCTGCGGGTCGATGTAGCGCAGGGTCCGCAAGGCTTCGTTTAGCCCATCGACCTCGACTTTTGCGCTAATGCTTGACACGTTGCTGCTTCTTCTGTTCTTCGATCACATCGACCACGGTGTTCAGGTCTTTGAGATCGAACTCGATTTGTGGGGGCCACCAGGAGACAGCGACCAGCAGTTCGGCTAGCTGGCGTCTTCTGGTTCCCCTCGGGTAGGGCGTTCGTCACTTCCAACGACCTCAAGGCTCACGATCTTCTTGATGAAGTCGTCGAACACGGCTGGCACGACCATCTTCTGGCCCTTCATGGCCTCATAGGCCAGAAAAGCAAGGTCTTCCATGCCGGCCGCGGTCGCCATCTGTGACGCTTTGGTCTTGTACTTGCGTTCCCACGCGACGACAGCCCACAGGTTTGTTTGGATGTCCTGTGGGCCGTCGCCGAGGTCGATGCGGATCGTGAGGTTCATGTCGGGGCTCCTTCAGTTGGGAATGAACTAGATCAGCTGGTGGCGCGGGTGAGGGCGCCGCCGCGGAACACGACGTCCATCGTCGGCAGCTCGCCGACACCGCCGTTGATCGGGGTGACGGACTCGAGGTAGCAGCCGGTGAGCGTGTAGGCGGGGTTGTCGGTGCCAGGCGTTCCCGAGGTCGTCGGGGTGACGACGACGTTGAACGTGGTGCCGGCGAGGCTGTTGAGCTTCTCCTCAACCTCGCTGGTGCCGTACGAGATCATGAGGGTGGCGGAGATCTCGTGGTTGCCGAGTCCCTTGACGAACTTGCGGGCGGTGTCGCCGAACGCGGTGGCCTCGAGGGCTTCGTAGCTTTCGGTGACGGTGACGGTCGAACACTGGTCGCTGAAGTCGACAGAATCGACTGACAGGTTCGCCTGGTTGAGAACAACGGTGGTTGCCATTGTGGATCAGTTCCTTCTTGTTGCTAGCCGGACGGTTAGATCATAGGCGGGGAGCTGTTGCTCACCGATGAGGGCGATGGACGGCGTGCCGGCGGTCACGGCGATGTCCGCGCTCTCATGAATGGCGTCGACGGCGGTCAGGATCCAGTTCGTCGCGTCTTGGTTGCCAGGTGGCGGCGCGAGGACACGGAGCGTGAACGTCATGTCGGCGATGTTTGTGTTGAATCCGCTGAACGTCGGCATCTCGATGAAGACGGTGAGCGGGCGGGCGTTGCGCGGGTCGGTGACCGGCTTGTAGCCGAGCGCGGTGACAGCGGCTTTGATCTGTGCGATTGCGCTGATGAAGATTCCGGAGGCAGGCATCAGCCCACCTGCGGTCTACCGACGCCGAGGAGCTGCAGAATGCGGCCGTAGGACGCGATCGGCTGTGTGGTTCCCATCGCGTCGAACGAGGCGTAGCCGTCGACTGAGCCGCGTTCACGGTACAGCGTGGCGCCGTACATGACGGTCCCGAGTTTGA